AACTTATACTTATTTTGAGACTGGAAAACACGGAAATGCAAGACGAATTTATGGGCAATCTGATTATTATGCTATCGCTTCTACAACAGTTCCATCAGAATTGGCATTCGATTATACAAATTCATTTTCATTTAGTGCATGGATAAAACCATATACATTACCAGGTGTAAATTCGGTTGGAATATTGGGCAGAGTTTTTAACTATTGTCTTGATATGACTGGAGATGGTACTCAATGCGATTTTAGATTTGGGGTTAGAGTTAGTTCAACTACAACACAAACAGTAACCACAAAGTATAATTATAATATTAATGAATGGCATTATTTAGTTGGTGTATACGATGCAAGTGAAAGAAAAGTTTATTTACATGTAGATGGCGTAATCGATACTGTTGGCGCAAGTGCATCCACTGTTGATTTTTTATGTTCTGCCACACTCACATTATGCGATGGTGCAATAAGTAATGGAAATATTCAAGGTTTTAATGGGCTTATTGACGAAATTGGTATATGGAATAGGATATTACAACCTTATGAAATAACAATGTTATACAATTCAGGTAATGGTTTAAGATATCCATTCAAGGAGATACCATGAGCTTGCTAAATGATTTAAGGAGTAATGTTGATGATATTATTGGCAATGGTAAAATAGTGAAGTTTAGGTACCTTAATTATACTCCAGCAGGGTCGTATTATGATGACGATATAACAATCACCCAGAGTGGAAATGACGTTTATACAATGGGGTTAATTCAACCAATTGATAAGACGCGTGGAAGTAAAGACGCGGCATTAGTTGAGAATGGAAGATTACTACAAAATGATATGAAGATGTTTGTGAATGGCACAGTTGATACTTCTGGTTTGTGGGAAGTTCAGATTGGTAGTCCAATTGGTGCTCACTATGAAGTTGTTCCAGATGGTATTGTTGCTCGTGGAGTTAATAATCAACAAGTGTATAAGAAATTATATTTAAGAAATGTTGAGAATCAAAGAACAAGTGATTTGTTAAGTGGGTTAATTGCATATTGGGATTTTAATATTTCTGGTACAACATTTTTGGATAATAGAAACAGTATCATTGGTAGTTTTGTAAGTGGTGCAGGTATAGAACTTGGTATTAATGGTAGTGCGTTACAGACTCCTGGGTCGCCGTGCCAATTTGAATGTGGTACATTTATAACAAATACATTAAGTGGAAATAATCCATTCACATTAAATTTATGGGTGTTTGGTTTCGGTTCAACAATATCAAATCTATCTAATTATGCCGGGCAATACGGTGGAAATTATAAAGGATTTAAAATTGGTAGAAACGCAACACTTGGTATTCAATATACAGTTGGTTATGGCAATACGGAAGTAAAAGATTATTTTTTTAATCCAAACACAAATATACAATGGGATAATTTAGCTATCACTGGTTCTAATAAAATATCAAATTTTTATTTAAATGGTAGTTTAGTTGGTAGTTATATTGGCACTAATATGATAGATAATGGTTATAATCAGAATTTCAGATTATTTAGAAATCCTTGGGATAATTTAATTTTTGCAGAAAGTGGTGTAAAAGTTGACAATATTATGGTTTATAATAGAATGTTAAACAATGATGATATACAATTAATTTATAGTATTGGGAGTAAATTGATATACCCATTTAAGAATACAATATGACAAAATGGTAACAGTTAAAGGAACTCACGGAAATAATGTTCAAGTTGAAATTATTGGAGTATCAGAAGCAATTACAAGAATACGAAAAATGAATAAGGATTTAAAAAGTAAACTTGATGCAGAGATTTTTCGTGCTGCTAATTATATTCAACAAGAAGTTCAAGAAAGTATTATTGGTAATAGGGCAGAGACAAAAAGCGTAGATACTGGTCGATTTGCAAATTCAATTAAAGTTGATAAAATTAAAGATAATGAATATAAAATTTTTACACGTGTTCCATACGCAAAACATTTAGAATATGGAACTTCAAAATTAGCACCAAGAAGTCACTTCAGAAATACGAAGGCAAGGACTGCAAAAAATGTAAAAGCCCTTGTTGATTCTGCTGTAAAAAGTGAATTAAAATAGATGTAATTATATAATATAATTATAAACATTTAAATAATAGTAAATATAGAATAATAAATAAAATAGTTGCATACTATTTTAATAATCCAAGCGAGGAATACAAATGACAGTAACTAGTATAAACACAAATACTTTTCTTAGTGATTTTATTATATTTTTAAGAGATGATTTAAGAGATAATATTACAGACCCGATTGTTTCTTTTAGACCGAGTAATGAAAGGTTTGTATTAACCGCATATCCACAAAGAGCAGTAACATATCCAATAATAACAGTTAAAGATGTTAATTCTGAAGGATTATCAAGATTAGGTATGCAATCTGAATTACACTCAATGAGACTAAGTTTGGAAATTAGAATTTGGGCAAGAAATATAAAAGAGAAAGATGAGTTAACACAGCAAGTTATTAATCGTTTAAGAAGTACACAATTTAGTGGAGCAGCACCTAAATCAACTGCGAATATTCATGATTTTAATGTGTTATCTGCAGTAAATATCGATGAACCTGGTGATGGTGGAGTTAAATCAAAAGTTATAGAAGTTGAATACTTTTATATTTTAGGTGCATAAGATGGAAGAGAAAATAATGTTAAAATATGTTGGAAGATTTATTTCAAATAATAATTTCGTTGAAGTTGATAAAATTACAGCAATGGAATTAATTAATACTGGTAATTATGAGCCTGTTAGTCTTGATGAAAAATTAAGATTAGATGGATTATTTTTAACAAAACAGAATACGGAGGAAAAATAAAATGGGATTACATGTTAGTGACCAAAACAAAGTTGGTTTTTATTATGAAAGTGGAACCTATGGTGTTGGTTCATCAGCTTTACAATGGTTTGGGTTAGTACAAAATAGTAATATAGATAGTAGTATGGGAATATTCAGTTTACGATTTGCTGGAAACACAAGTCGTAATGTTAATCAATTTGTTGATGGACCTGTGGATTACACAGCAACTGTAGAATATTATCCACAAGATTTTAAAATGTTAGGATATGCATTAGGTAGTTCAACTGATACAGCATCTGGAGCAGGATTAAATTTTCATAGAGCATGGGAAGTAGATAGCAACGCAGGTGGCGCATTTATAAGTGGAACTAAAAATTTGTTTAATAGTTTTACTTTATATGATGGACAAGCATCAACAGCAGCTGGAAAGAATAAAGTTAATGAATTAAAGGGCTGTGTAATTAACTCATTTAATTTGACTGCTGCAAAAGGAGAAATTGTGACTTGTAGTTTAGATTTAATTGGGCAAAGTTTAGCATTTTCATCTGGAGCATTAGTTGCACAAACAGCAGCAACAACAAAACCATTCAGGTGGAATGATGTTAAAATACATATGCCTTCTGGAACTGTTATTGATAACGTAACTGATATTAGTTTTACAATAAATAATAATTTAGAACCACAACATTATTTAAATGGTAGTGTGTATATTGCTAATTCAGTTCCAATGAATAGAGATTATGAATTGACTTTGACAATGAATAGTGATTCAGAGTATATGAAACCATATTATGACCAATATTTTATGAGTGGTATAACTTTCAATGCAATGCTAGATATACAAGATTTAAGCGCTGGAGCTGGAAGTAGAAACATGTTTATTATTATGAGTGGCTGTAAAATGATGGACATGGAAAACCCAACTGGAAATGAAGGTATAAACACAGTAACGATGACAATAGCACCACAAACAGTAAACGCGATTGGTGTTGACACAATAGTAAAGTACAATCCTTGGTGATTGTATTTTATTTTTTTATTTATGGAGTGTGAATATAAATGCAAACAAAAGAAGTAAAAGTTAATGAAAAAATATTTAGAGTTAGGGAATTGCTTGGTATAGAAAGTGATGAAATTAATTGGGAAGATAAGAAAGAAGGTTTGAAAAAACAAGTTATGATATCAACTGATATAACAGAAGATGCATATAACAAGTTAACTATGAAAGAAAGATTAGCAATACTTCGTGCAATTAATGAACTTAACACACCAGATGATTTTCAGAAACCTCAAACGATAGAATAAAAACATTAAATAATAAAATAGAAATAGCTAGAGAATTTAGTTGGTCGTTTGAGGACATAGAAAAGTTAACATTATTTGAAAGGAACGAAATAATTAAAAATATGAATAAGTTGAGAAGGCAACAAAAACTAAACGCGAGAAAACATGGCAGAAGAAAATGAAATTCAAATTTTAATTAAACTTGTTGATGAGATGAGTGGAAAAATCTCTAATATAGAAACTTCACTTAATAAATTTTCAAAAACAGCAGAAAAACAAAACGAAAAAATAGCAAATAGTTTTCAAGATTCAACCGATAGTTTGATTGCTGTTGGTAATGCAGCATCATCAGTAGATAGCATATTTTCTTCATTAACAAATTTAGAGATTAGATTAGAAAATGCCACAGAAAGAGTTTCAGGTGCAGAAGATAGATTATATGACGCGCAATATAATTTAAATAAAGTAATGAAATCAGGAACAGCAACAGCAGAAGATGTTGCTAAAGCACAAAAAGATGTTGAAAGCGCAACCAGAAGTTTAACTATTTCTCAGAATAATTTAGAGAGAGCTCAAAATCAAGTTGTCGGTACATATATAATGATTGGTGTGCAAGTCATTAAATTAGCTCAATCATTACCTGCATTAATCACAGCAGTTAGAGGACTTACTGCAGCATCTATTGCGTTTATGGCAACTCCACTCGGTTTAGCTATTGCTGCAATTGGTATTGTTGTTGCCGCTGTAACATTACAGTATATTGAGAATAAAAAAGCAACTGAAGAAGTAAATACTGCGACCATAAATCTTTCGGAAGGTTATAAAAAGTTAAATGATGAAGCGGGTAGAGCAAATACTGCAATAAATGAAGTTTATAATAGTCTTATGAAAATGGTACAGGGACAATCAGAAGGCGAAGCCCAAGTGTTGTATGATATAGCATTCCAAGAAAAAAGACTTGCGGATTTAAAAGCTGGAATAATAGATGAAGAATTAAAAAAGCAATATGAAGGTAAAATTATTAGTAGAGAAACTCTTATGGAGTTAACAGAATTAGAATTACAAGAATTAAGAAATAGATATGATGCAAAATATGGGTCACAACAAAATTTAAATGAAGCATTATTAAATTTGGAAAAAATACAAAGAGAAGGTATAAATAAGGAGCAACAAGCAATAAATGATTTTGCTAAACTTGGTAAAGAAGACCAATTAAAATATCTAAAAGATACTTATAATGTTGAAGTTATTAGATTACAAAATGAATTATATCAAAATGAAATTAATAATGTAATTAAATTAGAAGAAGAATATGATAAAGCATATGAAAAGAAAATGAGATTAATGTCTGGTGGTAGCAGAAATAGTTTACCTGCTGCAGTACAAAATGCTATGAATAATAATGGCAATTATAGAAAGGTTGATGATTTTATAGTAACAAGTAGTGGAAAAGTTTTACAAACAAATCCTGCAGATACAATTATAGGAACTAAGAATCCAGAGGCATTAATGGGTAGTGGAAGAGGGCAAAGCATTTATATCACAATTGAAAGGGTATATGGTGTTGATGCTCAAGATGTATCGACAGCAATAGTAAATAATTTGAGGAAAAAAATAGTCATATGATTTATGATAAAGTCACAATTAGTGGGATTGAAGTTGAAGAAGTAAAACAACTTTCCGTAGATAAATCTATTGGTGAAAATAATATATCTTCTACTTTTGATTTAAGTTTAAAAAATTATGCTGGTATGAATATTTCTAAATATAATGTTGGTGATGAAGTTATTGTTTATGCGGACAAAGATGTTAATCCACCAACAACAGTTTTATTTACTGGTATATTAGAAAACATTAGTTTTGATGGTCAAGGATTAAGAGAGAATATTAGATTAGACGGAAGAGATTATACTGCAAGATTAATGGACAGAACAGTTGAACCAGAAGTTTATACGAGTTTACCAGCAGGTAGTATTGTTAAAGATATCATAGTTAAATACACGAATGATATTAATACTGGTAGTGTACAAGATTCTCCAACAGTTGTTGATAGAATAGCGTTTAATCACATGCCAGTATTTGACGCAGTTAAGAAGTTAGCAGACTTATCGAATCATACTTTCTTTGTTGATAATGACAAATATTTGCACTTTGAACCAAAATCTTCTGTATCAACCGGTTATACTTTTAATAGTGGTAATGTTGTTTCAGCAAATTTTGATGTAAGAAGAGATACGATGTATAATCAAATATGGGTTTATGGTGACAGATATTTAGATGGTTACATTGAAAAGAAACAAGGTAATGGAACAGGAAGTGTTTTTACTTTATTATATAAACCACATAACACATCAATATTAGTTGGTGGAAGTCCTTGCCAACCTGGTGGTGTATATGGAATGACTAATGTTGCTGGTAGTGTCATTAGATATTTAGTTAACTATGAAGACAAACAGATTATTTTTACGTCAGGTACTTTACAGGGAATGAACATTCCCCATAATAATGGAAGTGTTTGGATAACATATGACAGGTCTTTACCAATCATTAAAGTTGGTGATAATGAACCAAGTAAAGCACAATATGGGCAAAGAACAAGAGTTATAACTGATAAAGATATTAAGGACCCAGCAACAGCAGAAGCGGTTATGATAAGAGAGTTAGATAAATCTTCTATACCTGCAAAGCAAGGTGATTTATTAATACAAGGAATTGTAAATGTTATTCCTGGTCAAACATGTGTGGTCGATTTACCATTCCACGAAGTAAATAATCAAACATATGATATATTAGAAGCAAGTTATGATTTTAATGAAGAAAGTAATTTTGATGAAGAAGTTTTAAGTATTAAAGTAAATAAGCGTTTAGATGATGTTACAGATACATTAAAAGATTTAATATTAGACTTGAAAAAGATTAAAGGTGGGGATATTAGTGATGCTGATAATATCACAAGATATCAATACACAATCGGTAGTGAAGGAATTGTAACTTCTGGTTTAAATATTTATATGCCTGTGATTAATGATTCATTTGTTCTTGGTCATCCATTAAATGGAGTGCTTGGTGTTGTTAGTCCGAATAGTATTGGAAGTGTTTTAGGAAGTTGTTATTGGGAAACGGGTGCTGGAATTGGTTATGATAGATGTTTAGGGTTTACAGGTAGTTCTGGTTTTGTTTGGGTTAGGGACAATAGTGATATTTGTGGGATTGGTAGTTTTGATAATTATAGTTTAAGTTTTTGGGTCAAATGTGGTAGTATTGCAAGTGACGCAAGTATTTCAGAACATTGGCAACAAACTGTTTCTGGCGAAGACAGAAGACATGCATATCCATGGGCATTAAGAATGGCGAATACGTCAGGGATATCTTTTAATATCTATGATGGCGCAGCAAATCCCGGAGTATCTATTCCTAATACTGATGGTGTCGTAGATAATGGATGGAATCATGCAGTGTTTATACGGCATGTTGGTTCAGATGCTATGTATGCATATAAAAATGGTTCATTAGTTGGAACTTCAACCGATACAACAATGGGATATGTAAAAAATGGTTCTAACGGTTTTGTGATTGGCGGTAGAACTTATACTACTTCTGATACTTCACAAAAATATTGGAATGGCCAATTAGATGATTTTAGGGTTTATGGTAAAGGATTAACGCAAAACGAAATAGGAAGTTTATATGCTAAAGTTAATTATCCAATAGATAGATTATTATATTATGCAAAGTTTGATGAAGGCATCGGTTCAACAATTTACAACTCTGCAAGTATTGAACATGTAACTGGTGACGCCTTATTTCATTTCAGATTTAATAATAGTGGTGCGTCTATAATTGATGAGAGCGGCGGAAGAATTGGTTCTGTTATTAGTCCAACAAGAATTCAATGGACAAATGGTGTTTATGGTAATGGCTCAGCTATTTATATTTCAGGTACATCGAATGCTGCCGGTTTTAATTTATATAATGAAGACGCATCATTAAGGTTTAACGAAGGAAGTTCTTTTACATTAACAGTATGGCACAAAGTTGTATCTGGTAATTTTATTTCCTCTTCACCAACTGGAATAATTATGAAAGGGTCAACAAGCGCTGCTAATTATGGTATTCAATTAGTAAGTGGCGCAAATAATATTGCAAAATATGAATTTGGATGGAGAAGTGGAGCAACCGGGCATACTGTGACATCTGTGTTAGTTCCAAGGTCTCAGTGGAATTTTATAGCTGGGGTTTATGATGGAACTAATTATCCAACAACTCCAATGCAAATATTTATTAATGGTTCGCCAGGTAGTATAATTGATACTGCAGGTTCGGCATTTAATGGGGGTTTAGGAAGTTTAACAATAGGTAATGCACTAAGTGTTATAGGTGGTAATACAGAAACTGGAATACAAGTTATGATAGATGAAGTAAAAATGTATAGAAGAGCATTATCATCAGGAGAGATTTATAATTTATACGCAGGAAAGACGATACAGCCATTACTTGGTGATAGGCGTACTGATATTCTTGTGTGGAGTGGAGGTTATTAAAAAATGATTTTAGATTCGGGAAAAAGATATACTGCCTTATTACTTGGAGGCAGTGTAACAGAAATACCAGGTTACTTTATGATTGGAAGTGGAAGTGGAGCAACATACGCAACAGATACAACGTTGGTATATGCTTTTGACAGACAAGAGAAGACTGCAGTTTCAACAACTGATGTTTACAAAGTAAAGTGGACTGGTGATTGGACAAGTGTAGAAATGAGTGGAACATCATTGAGAGAGTTTGGTTTATGTTTAAGTGGAACAGGAACAACAGGAAGTATGTTAAGTAAAGTTGGATTGCCTGCTTTAGCATTTGATGGTACACAAGAATTAAGAATAGAGGAAACATGGAGGATTTATTAAAATGGTAGGATTAAATGAATATCCTAAAATAGATGGTAATATTTTAGATGCAAATAATGTTAATAAATATCATAAAGGAATAGCAACAGGAACATTAACTGTAGTAACAACTACAACTACTGCTGGAGTAGATTATGTTGATATACCAATTCCTGCTGGATTATTAACAGAAAAAGATTTAATAGTTATTGAACTAATTGGAACACCAAGTAATATTGCCTTATTAGCAAGATTATCGTTAAATGATGTAACTTCTGTTGGAAATTTACTTGCGTCAACAGATATATGTACTGCCAATGACCCATATTTTGCAAGGTTTGTAGTATATCAAGATAAAGTAACGAATGATATTATGTCAGCACATAAAGTTTCAAACGATGGTGGTGGTGATGTATATGTTGGAGCAGGTTCGTTAGATTCTGGTGATGCAAATGTTATTACAACTGCATTTACTTTACAATTAAGTATGTGGAATGCTAGTACATCTTCGGGCGACTCAACACATAAATATTGGGTTTATGCTGTAAGCATACCATAATTAGGAGGATTAAAAATGGTAAATGAAATAGTAGAAAAGAAACAGTTTTGGAAATCAAGAATAATATGGATTAATATTATTGGTTTGATAGCAATGATAGTTGAATACCAAACGGGCGTATTATTAAACAATGATATCCAATTAGCAATATTAGCAGTTTTAAATATGATATTAAGATTTAGAACTGATGAGGCAATAAAGTTATGATACCTTTTATTTTTATCTGGGTTTTAATGTTTGTATTTGTTATACTTACAATGACCCACGATAATTTTTATTGGGTATCCTATTGGAATAAAGATTGGCCAACTATAAAGAAAGAGAGTTGGTCTTATTATTCCAAATACATGTGGAAAAATAGGATTGTAACAGTATGTCAATCGCCAAGAGATGTAATACCAGGAATAATTAGTGCGTTAGGATTAAGTGTATGGTTTGTATATGATTACTGGTTATTGGGGTTAGGAATTATCCTATTTGGTATGTTATTAACACTTGTAATCCAAAAGATGTGGATTAAAGGCGAGGGATATGCTTAAAGGCACTAAATTTCACTTCTAGTGCACTTTTTTTATTTTTTGGTAATAATATATAAGAAGTAATAATCTATTGTTAAAACACCTTAAATTAAGTATTTTTTATTTATAAATAAATTTCATAATAAGATTTATATACTTATAGATTAATATATAATTAAATATATTAAAAATAATATATGGGAGGAAATACAATGAAAATAACATGTGGCGTAAAGGGTTGTAAAGAAAAGTTAGAAGGTGCGTGGTTTGATATAGTCGACGATGTTGTCAAAGTAAAAAACTATAGAGACCGTCCTTTCGGAAGGGTTCAATTTTGCAAAAAGCATTTTGATATTATAATGCCTTATGCGAAATTAAAAGAAAAGGAACAATGTGATGAACATCATATGTGGTGTTTTGTGCCATTAAGTATTGTCGAAGAAGCATTGAATAGAGGTTAAGATAAAACCTCTATTATTTTTTTTGCACTTTCATTCCAAGTAAACTTTTCAATATCTTTTTTTGCTATCAATCCCATTTGTTTAATAGTATCTTGATTTTCAAAGCAATATCTCATAGTTTCTTTTAATTGTTCTATGTTAGGTTTACACCAATGATTACCTTCATGTACTAAATCCCAATCGACTTCAATTAATTCACCATCTATTAAAAATCCATTTTCTGCATTAACATAATCTGATTGTCCGCCAAATGATGTTGTAATGCACGGTTTACCACAAGACATTGCTTCTACACAAGGGATATTAAATCCGTCTGCCATTGAAGGTGATAAGAAAACATCACAATCATTATACATTTTATTCAACATTATCTGGTCCATATTATCTCCATTGATTGCTATCTCTGCATAATTGTTATTAATACCTATCTTCATAAATTCATCAATTAAATTAAAATTTGGTGGTATATATGCTGGATTAAGTTTAATTAATAATCTAACATTCTCTTCTTTTTTAAATTCTTCAGCAAATGCTTTTATTGCCCATTGAATTCCACCTCTATCATTAATGCCTTTGTTCCATCCTTTATTGCACATGAATGTGAATTTATCATGTTTAGTTTCTATTGGTTTAAATATCTCCATATTGACACCATGAGGTATTACATAAATAGGTATACCCAATTCATTTAAATCATCTGTATTTAATATTGCGGTTCTAACATGTTCGCTTGGAACCATTATTCCTTTGATTTCATTTTGTATTTCTAATATATCATACAAGAATGATTTCGGGATTCTGTCGCCTTCCCAAACTAAGTAACCATAAAAGTTTCCACCAAATTCATTTAATACTGTTTTCCAAAAGTTTGGCAATCCAATAAAAATTGTATTCTCATTTCTAAATGGTTCGGTGTTTAACATTTTCATTTCTTTATCATTTACCATTACTTCCCAACCAGGTACTCTATTTGCTAATAAAGAAATTTCTGCACCATTATCAAATAACGCATTTGTTAATTGTCTTGTGTGGTTTTGATAACCACTCGTGCCGAAGATTTCCCCAATTATATTTATCTTTACCATTTTTCACTCCAATCTAAAATTACATCAAATAAAATACACCCGATTATAATCATAATATAATTATACCAAATATTTAAAATACCACTTGCTAATATGAGCCCTATCCAAACCATAATAAGCGAAGATAATCCTCTAAGTAAATTTTTTTTAAATCCCATTATTCCTCCCTCGAATATATTAAATTATTTTCTTTATTTAAATTTGATAATTTGTTTAAGTCGTCTAATCCTAATCTTTTATGATATGCTTCAATAAAGTCCCCATGTTTTGCAAATATCTTTTTAACAAATCTATTAAACACTTTATGGTCTTGCAATGTATCATTACCATAATTTGGATTACGAGTTCCACCACTTGGACAAACTAAATGTTGAACTTTAGCCGATGTATCCACACCAATTTTAAATCCTTTTAATATCGCTCTAAAACTAAAAAACTCTTCTTCTCTAAAGCCTACATTAGTTAAATTGTCTTCATACTCTATCTGGTCATGAACTTCTCGTTTACAAATCATACAACTTCTAAAATGGTCTGCAGTTAATATCTTTGACTCGGTATATTCAAAACCACAATCATCACTGTTAATTAAAAATGAACCATCATTATTTAACACTACTCTGTTTATAACAGGAGATACAAATTTAGTTTCTCTTCTTATTCTATTTCCAATTATATGGGGAGTTACCCCTGAAGCAATATCATATCCATTTTGGATAACATTAACCAATTTTGATATATAATCTGGCTCCAATATTACATCATCATCCAATCTTCCCATTAAAGGATTAGTACTATTCTTTAAAACATAATCAACTAATTGTTGTCTTGCTCTACACACACCAGCACCAATATTATTTTGAATCATCATTACTTTATGTCCCTCTAATTTTAATTTTTGTATTAAATAATTCACAAAGTAATTATTCATGGAAGGATTTTGTGATGCATCGTCTAAAATATATAAATCAAAATCTTGATGAGTTTGGGTTCTTAAACTTTGCATTAACAAAGCCAATTCTGTTGGCCTATTTTTCGTAGTCACCATCAAATCAACTCTATCCAAAATAATCCCCTCCGTCCATTTTATATTCTCTCAAAGATTCCCTATTAATATTATCTATTTTTTCTTTTATATATCTATTAAATAATTCGTCCTCTATTAATAATCTAAATATCGTATTATATTCAACTGTATGTATTCTTTTACTAACGCCTTTCTTACTATGTGATATAAATATAAATCCATCACATTTATCTAAATCATTTTTAGCATTTAGTTTTGCCTTCTCAAATTCTTTTTTATCATTTTTCATAATTTTCGCATCCTATATTTTGTTGCATCAATATCATAAGGTAAACAATATAAAATACCACGGTCTCTTTTTGTTTCACTTTGTTGTGCATACGTTATATTATCCATCACTTTATCATCTAATGTTATTC